AGGAACTGATGCGGTAGATTCGGCATTGGCACCACCAAACGCAGCAGTCTTAACATCAATTGTTATATCGTTATGGCCATCGATGGAAGGGCTAGTAAATGAATCTGCCGTGTTAGCTAATGTCTTATTAGTAACAATGTACTCAAGGGTAACAATATTGCCATCCTCAACGTTCTTACCAACTACATCATCGCCAAAGTAGATCTCATATTGACTGTTTTCAATCTCTTGAAGGAAGTATACCTCTGATGTATCTGATAATTGTGTAATGTCCGTTGCCAATGTATAAACAGCCGTGGTATCATCAGATGAACTTGTTTGAACAGATACCTTTAAGGTAGTTGTGTCTACCCTATCATCAGCCATAATATACTTTTCGTTAGCTACCACATTGTAAATCGACTTAACCAGGGTACCTTCGTATAAAGGTATGTTGCTAAATTTAGTAATATTGTCTAAATTAGTAGTAGTGTATGCTTCATTCGTTACAAAGTTATAATTAACATTGTCAATCTTTGTAACAAACTTAGTCCCCTTATTCATGGTAGCAGTGGTGGAGGTGTAGCTATTTAACGTTATATCCACGTATGCAATGGGAGATCTTGGGGATCTCGGGGTATAACCCAACACCTTAGCATGGCTAACAACTGACCCTCTTAACACGGAGGAATCAAGGAATGCTTCGTTCATTGCAAGGTTCGCGTTCATTGCTAGGTAGTGTGTGTTATAAGCTAGTATATCTACCATAACAGCCATGCCAGAACCTTCAAAATCGTAATCGGTAAATTCAGTTTGATTCTTTAAATATGTTTTTAAGTTTGTCTTGATATCTTCAAAATCAAGTTCTGTTACTTTAAGTTTTGTACTCATCTAGTTCTCTCTAATAATACGTTTAATGTTACTAATTCAGCTGGCATATTTAAAATATAAAACTCAAGTTCTACTTCGTATCGGTTCTGATCTTCGTTAGGTATAACATCTACCCTAGTTAGTTCCACCCTAGGCTCAAAGTTATTAATAACATCTTTAATCTGTCTTTGTAATATCCCTGAGATGCCTGAGCTAACCAATTCAAATAGCATACCCCTTATACCTGATCCTATCTCAGGGTGAAAAGGTCTTTCATAATGATTAGTGAATATGAGGTTTTTTACTGACCTCTTAACGGCTTCAATATCCTTTAATGCTACGATATCTTTTTTAACGGGGTGCATGGTAAAGAACAGATCAAGATCCTTATATACCTTAACACTCCTGCTAGAAAGGTTAGTTCTTTCCGCGTCTACTAATGCTGTTTGATTATGGCTACTCATATAAAGTATTTATCCAATATAGACATCGCTGGATCCTTGAATTAGTGCGCCCATATCAGCTGAATCACCTATGCGAGCAGCAGGAATACCGTTAATGAAAACACTTGATGATCCTGCATTTACCACAGCGCTATGAGGAACACAATATATACCTACCAATATAGTATGGGGCGCAACTATGTCACCTTGGCGGGCAGCTGATATACTATTTATGAAAACACTTGATGAGCCTGTTGCAACAGTTGATGTAGCAGAACAAGCATGTCCCGTTGTTAAAGTGTCTCCTAATCTACTAGCGCCTGGCATATCAGTTAAGGGTAATTACCGGTGCATCCATATCAATATCGCTATATGATATTACCCTGCGTGAGCCTTGAACAGCTGTGTTTTGGGATGAACTATAAGTCTCACTAACTGAACCAGTTACCTTCTCAGTTTTTGATGATTGGTAAGTCTCACTAACGGTACCTTTAATTGTTTCAGTCTTATTACCGTCAACTTTAATATCCCAATTACCTTTAATGTAAGTATTACAATCTGAGTCAATTGTTAGATTAACAGAGCCTTTAACGTTAACATAATTGTCTCCTGCGATGACTTCATAGTTATCACCAACAATCCTTGTTACTTTATCTCCGTCAGCATCAATCTCATAGAACGTCCCGGACTTATGATATTCATGTATGCGCTCGGCGAAAGGAGTATCATCATACTCCTTAATATGGCCACTCTCACTTTCAAATACTTTATTATAAGGATACTCCGAGCTAACCCTAGCCTTGGTTTGCCTGGCAGTCTTAGTTTCCGGGTTAGTACCGGAAGCATCATTACCCCTTAAGTTAATGTCGGTAGTTTTAGGTTCATTCCATGATGCCCCTACAGCCGTTGTTACATTAGTCGTAGCCCCTGCATCCCTTGAAGCTGGGTTAGGATGTACCGTGTCGGCATGACTTAATCTATTTACATCACTCTCATCGAATCTAACAGGATATGGTCCGTAATCAGCGTTTGCCGTCTTATCCTTGAAACCACCTTTAGTAACGTAATCGGCAGGCTTACCAGATAGGGTACCTAATATTACAGGTCGTTGTAATATGTCAGGGTCTTTAAAGAATCCAAACACCCATGAACCTGGTAATAAGAAGGTTGATGATCCCAAGCCATTAACTCCCGAGCTTGTAGTTGGATTAACAACCGTAGCCCATGGTAGATCTTCTGTTGGTATGTCTACTAATTCATCGGTATGATATCCTATACATCGAACCCTCACCCTACCTAGTTTAGCAGGATCATTTCGATCTTCTACAACACCGTAAAACCAAATGAAACCATCTCTTCCGAGAAAGTGGTTTGATCCAGACATAAAAAACCCCTAATAATAATAATATTTATAGGGGGAAAATTGGCGGCAGCTAAAGTCGCCGTTCTTATTTTACTGGTGTCCCGGAAAGGAGTTGAACCTTTAACCTACGCCTTAGAAGGGCGTTGCTCTATCCAGTTGAGCTACCGAGACTTAATGGTGGGCCTACCTGGACTTGAACCAGGACTCTGCCGATTATGAGTCGGAAGCATTAACCAATTATGCTATAGGCCCGGAGCGGATAGTCAGAATCGAACTGACCTTCATGGGTTGGAAACCCATTGTATTACCGATATACGATACCCGCCAAGGAGAGTTTCACACTACTCTCGGAGTGCTAATAAGACAGGAGTTATTTGCCTTGTGTTCTTCATTACTTAGTAAGGGACTCATACAATTCAATTACCTCACCCTGTTCTGCTTCTACCTCTGACTTGTTTTGCTTGTAGTAAATACTAATTACTTTACGGAGGTGTTTCTTATCTAGCTCATACTTGTCATTAAGGCCCACGATAGCCTCCTTAATAAACTCACGCTCCCCTTCAATTCGAGTTAGTGAATCAGAGCAGTCTTTAACCACATGTAAAATGTTCTTCTTATCTTCTTCTGTCATTTGTATCTCCTAAAATTGTGATGTACCTTCTACATCACTGTTAAAATCAGTTGTTCCAGTAGTATTAGGATATTCTCCAATGCCACTTACCGTTGCATCTACCTTAGTGTATAAATCCAAGAAGGCTTCTTTAGTATCATCATCGAAACGATTAACACACAACTCAACTGCCTTGTCACGCTTATTGAAAATGCTAAACGTTTGAACAATGTGACATAAACGACGTGTTGAAATTACCTCATCAATGCCGTCATCTTCATAAGTCTTGCGAATCGTGTCAGCCCAGGCCACCAATAAATCAGCGAACTCAACATCTTCACAATTGAATTTCTCCATGTGCTTCATGACAATTTTCTTCTCAATTGAACTTGCCGGGTAAGCCTGTTCAATAGTAATTGTGAAGCGCTCTAAGAATGCTTCATCAATGATTGTTGCAGCAGAAAAGCGACCATCATCAGATCCCTTTCCTTTTGTATTAGCCGTTGCAATGACGTTAAATCCATTAGCAGGCTTAATGATTTGACCAGTCTTTTTAATAAGAACAGGCTTGCCTTCCAATACACCTTGAAGGGCCATGATCTTATTAGTGCCCCGATCAATCTCATCAATTAATAAGATCGCTCCAGCTTCCATGGCCTTAATAACAGGTCCTTTTTGGAAAATTGTCTCTCCGTTTAAAAGACGGAAGCCACCAATTAAGTCGTCCTCATCAGTCTCAGGAGAGATCTGAACACGGACATATTCACGTCCTGCTTTAGCACAGGCTTGCTCAATCATAAATGTTTTACCATTGCCAGATAAACCTGTTACGTAAGTAGGGTAGAATATTCCTGACTTAATAATTTTAGACACATCGGCGAAGTTGCCCCACGCTACAAACGTTGGATCTGCTTCGGGAATAAATACTTCACCATTAGAAATAGATGTAACCCCGATGTTTTGTACTGTTGATCTAAATGGTATCAAAGCAGCTTCAAGATTGTAAACACCATATCGCCCTTTCTTACCTAACTTAGGGTATGCATTTAAAAACGTGTATGCATTAGATCGTGTCCAACCCATATCTTCAGCCACAGATAATACATCCGGGATTGAAAACTTATCTTGATTTTCAAACTTAACTGCCAATTGTTCTAACACTCTATTTTTCACTTTATTCATATTTTAGCTCCGTTACTTTATTATTTAATATACCTATATTATATACTATCTTGAGGGAAAGTGCAACTAGGCCCCCATGTTTATACCATGGTTTATAGTATGGTTATACAAGTTCCTCCACAACACCTAATACCTCGGCAAGGATTAGAAATGTAGCTGCCACATATAAGTTAAATGGCAGGAAGATGTATCCTATAAATCTTAAACCAGACTTTATAAAACTTACTATTTGATGCTTCTTCGCATCAGGATAATGCTCAAATGACATGGCCAGCCCCCCTTAAGCGAGCCTTCCAAGGACCCCCTTTCTTTTGCTCATCTTGCTGTAGCTGGACCCAATGGGCAGTCTCCCTAATACCATTCACCTTTGTTGGATCATTCTTTAATGTAAAATCTAATGAATAGATAATACGAGCTACCTGCTCTTGTGTTAAATTATTTAATTGCACTCCTTCTCCTTATGCTGCGACCACATCAGTGATCTTGTTAACTAATAATTTAGAACTTCTTTTGGTTCTATTGAAGCTCTTAAATTGACGTTTGATATCTTTGATTTCGATATCCCTTCCACCTTTGTTTTCTTGAATCTCAAACTCTTGCTTAACTTCCTTCTTACCTACCTTAATGATAAGGTATTCATCATAACCATTAACGTTTGATCTTGTGTATAAGCCGTCTCTATTAAAGGTTCTTCTGTCTGTGTTAAATGTATCACCCAAAGAGTATTCATTCATCTTGTAATACTCTCTGCGGAAATCACTACCATTTGTGGCGAGGTAGAAGCACATTACCGTTGCCCCGGTTTGTACCTTCAAAGCCTTAACAGCGCTGGCATAGATTTCTTTAGTGCTTCTACCTGTGATATTCTTGCCATCGAAATTGATAACTTTTGTGTTGTGATCAATAGACTTCATAGAACCACTATTAATAGCAACAAGATCAGCCTGGCCATCGGTCATAACAATTACGTTAGTGTTTTGAATAGCGTTTCTTTGTTGAAACTTTCTAACAATAGAACCTAAAGCTAATGTAGTTTCAATTAAAGGGGTCGCTCCCATTCTATCAAACTTTGAAACATAACGGTAATCCAAACCATATTTTTGACGGGTAGTGTAATCACCAACCATAACACCAATTGTGTACATATCAAAAAGACTCCTTTCAAACACAGCCTTCTTCAAGTAGGAGTTGGTGATGTTAACAATCTTAGTTCTGTTTATTCCGTGAATGGATCCAACGGAACTAGAATAAGATTTAAGATTATTTGATCCTGTTGTGAACGTGTAGAACTCAAAAGGAATATTAACCCTCTTACAGAACAAAGCGATCACAATAGTCTGCTTAACAACATCTAAGGCAACCCCTGACATTGAACCTGACCAATCCAACACGGAAATTATACCGTGGCTTTTGGCCTGGGCAAGCTTAGTTACCGTTAAGAAGATATCTTCTGAGTATTGATATTGGTGTAACTTATTAACATCAAGGGAGCCCTTCTTAGCTGTTTGAGACCTGCTGTATTCAAAAGCAGCCTTCTTACGTTCAAACTCTCTAGCCATTGCAGAAACAAGCCCCTTCGACTCTTTAATGAACCCCCTACATTTAGCTTCAACACCCTTACATCTGTACGGGGAATCAAACACTCCAGTTTGATTGTTTCTTGATGCCTCTAACGTATCATAATCAATAATTATACCTTTAAGTTCATCCTTAGATACACCTCTTGAGTACATTGGTTGATTACCAAACTCATCGGTATCTAATAATGAATCTTCATTGTTACGAAAAGCATTATCAGTTAAGGTGTCTTGTTGCCCTTGCACATCTTCCGGGGTATCTGACTCTCCAGTTGATTCTGAATCACCTGTTGTGTCTCCAGTACCAGTATCCTGCTCTTCATCACCGGAAGCTTCTTCACCTTGTTCATCTGTATTTTGCTCTTGATCCTGCTCCTGATCCTGCTCCTCTTCTTTTTCGTTTTCTAAAACATATTCTTGAATCTCTTTACAAATGTTAATAACATCAACCCAAGTTTCAACAGCCATTGCTTTATTAACAAGTAGCTGCTCTGCTTCGTTAAATTCTACTTTAACATTGCCCCTGCTCTTAGATGCAATGTTTAGCTTATCCATAAGTTTGTATTTTGTTAAGTCCTTATTAACCGTGCCAAACAAGTTGTCGGCAAACAAAGTCTTATAACCTTGCTTGAACGCGCTAACAATGCCTGGGTATGTGCGTTGAATTAATTTTTCAATGCGAATATCTTCTACAATGTTTAGGTAAGATCTTGGGATACCTTTAACATTGATATCAGCATCATGCCATCCATCAACTGGGGTATACAAGGCGTGGCCTACTTCATGGCCTACTAATAAATCATAGACTGCTTTTCCTTTATCTTTCCAAAGGGGCAATCTTAATTCTCTGTTAACAACATCGAATGATGCCGTTGGAAAGTTACCGTGGGTAACTGTTAAATCTTCTTTAGCTAACAACTTAGCTAGGTAATCTTGGGAATTGAAATTCATGGCTTAGCTCCATTACTTTATTATTTAATATACCTATATTATATACTACCTTGAGGGATAAATCAACTGGAAACCCGGCTATTTCCCCGTTATTTCCCGATAATGTCCTGGTTTATAGTATGTTATTTAATTCCCAGTGATTTCCCTATAGTTTTGTCTAAATTCTTGCGGGGAGTGAGATTTTGGGTGATTTCTATAGATCTCTGCTTAGGTTTAAGCTTAAAAGTGTTTTGAAACCATATATCAACCTCATCAGCTAATCTTATTAATGCCCGCATGCCTCTTATAGCCATCCCTTAGTACCCCTTCCATTTTTAAAGCTTCTGCTTCATCTGATTCCCTGCCCTCTGAGAACTGCCAGGCGTGCACCATTTCATGACATAACGTTAAGAGCTTAGATTCCCCTGATAAATTGATATCTAATTCTATATCAATTTCCCCTTCTACTTCATCGTAGGTCCACCCCCAAGCATTATCATGCTTAAGACAGCATTCCGTAATATGTATATCTACCACTTTCTTAATGTTTAAGGTATGCCGGCAGTACAATACTACATCGGATTCGTTTATTCCCAAAAGCCTTTATCCCGGGCATATCCCCTTAAGAAAGCGTTATGTTCATCAACGCTACGTTTACCATTAGCATCTTTACAGGCCGTGCCACAGAGTGAATCATATCGCTCTCGTATCATTGATAGCTCTGTGGCAAGGTCGATAATCTTCATTTCAAGCTTGTCAACCTCAGCCTTGTGCCTCACCTCTAGTTCATCAAAATGATTACTTAAAGCCCCCATTATTTCTCCTTTACTAAATATCTCATAGCTTCATCGTGGCATTTATCATACCCCTTCTTAAAAGCTTTTGCCGCTAACTGCTTAATAGAGCCGCCCTTTAATAAAAATTCGTACAATTCTTCATCATTCATATATTATCCGCCTTATCCTTATCTAACCTAATCTCTACAAAAATAGGGAGGAACAATGATTTAGTATCCTTATTTTTGTCCTGTATTACTTCATTATACTTAACTGTTATGATTTTACCTACGATATCCTCAGGTAACATTTTCCTATCTCCATCGTTAAAACCAGAACCAACATTAACTTCTAACTGTCCATTGTCGGTAACAGCCGTGACACTTCCCATTAAGCCTTTATACTTACCTGCCCCTTCATTCCAAGCTGTAACTAAGAGATCTGCTTCAAGTTCCACTTTCATTTTGACTTGGTGTTTAGAACGTTTATCTTCCCAGATTGAATCGGTGTTCTTAACGATAACACCCTCTTGACCAGCGTCTAATGCTTCTTGGAATATCATTCTAACTTCATCCATATTATCAGCCATAGATGTCTCAACAATATCAATTTTATCTTCAACAAATAGTGTGAATTTTAAATTATCTAACCTGTTTGAATATGGCATATCAAATCTACCTACTTTAAAGTCTTCAAGTGGAATTATATCCCAAGCAACCATTCTAACTCGTTCTGCTTCTTCTGGTGTAATAGTTCCTCTAACTGCGGAATTAAGAATACCATTACCAGTCTTGCGGTCAAGAATGTTACCATCATCGTCAAGTACAATTAACTCACCATCAATCACAATATCAAACATACCAGAAATATCAAGCATTCCGTGTAGGTCAATCTGCTTACCGTTGCGACTTCTTATATCAACCTTACCATCTGAATCAATAATGATGTTTGCCCTCATTCCATCCATCTTAGTCTGAATTATTGCTCCAGGGAATTTAATGTTCTTAAAGTTCTTCTCATTCATAGAACTTGCTAACATACAAGGATAAGTTTCAATAAACCCTTTACCGAATACTTTATTGACAGTTGATTTATGAATACCACACTTCAGGTCTTTAGAGATGATACGTTCAATAACTTCTGCATCACTTGGTGATAAATTTGCTAATAAACATTCTAAATGATTCTTAGCAGTATTTCCAGTTAATTCCCTTGATGATAATCTTTTCAATTCATCTAATGCATAACAAAGAGAAATATCAGGTGCGTCTGTTTTGATGTACTCAGGAATCTTTCTAATATGATATTGTGTATATGGGTCAAGTGCGGCCTTGATAACAGACTTAAACAATTCATTATCCTTGTTCTTATCAACTACATCAATTTTAAATAGTCTACCATTATCACTAGCACATTCGTTTAATATACTTAAACAGTCCATTCTGTAAATGCCTTTGGGTTTGTAAATTTATAAGTTTCACCTAAGCAAGCTGCATTAATGTGAGTTGTAACTTCACCATAACCATCAAGCACGCCCTGACCAGTATGAATATGTCCACAGATATGCAGTTTTGGATTATTAGCATCTATCCAATTATGCAATCCCTTAGAACCAAGATGCTCACTTAAATCACCGGTTAGCATTTCATATTGGTCAAGAAAACCATAGGCGGGTCCGTGAGTAATTAACACGTCTGTGTCTTTTGGGATCTTTCTCCAAGTCTCAGTATCTTCATAATCATTATGTAATTGAAATGCCCAACCACAAAATGCTGGAGTCCAAGGTGAACCATAGAAGTTAACACCATCAATAGTACAACCTTCATCTTGTAGATAAGTTATTGCCGGAAATTCGCGCAATAATTTATTGGTCCTATTAGGATTCTCTTCAAACATTCTTTCATGATTGCCCGCGATCAAAATCTTATGCTTATACTTTTGATTATTGAACCAACCGAAGAAATCTTCAACTTCATCTTGACTCCAACCGTTTCCCATAAAGTCGCCAGCGTGAATTAACACTTCGCCGCCAGGTAAGTTTAGTTCCCTATGTTTAGTGTGGGTGTCCGAAATTGCGTGAATAATCATTGGCGTGCCATGTAAATAGCATTTATCCCTAGGCCAAAGCCTAGTATTCCATACAAGTTATAAGGGTACGCTATACCTGTAATAGATATTAATCCAAGCAGTATTAAACTAGCCCCGCCTAATGCTAATAGTATTCTAGTCATTTTGTACCCATCCCGCAATCATTCTCCCCTCTAATCTTATTAAAAAGCTCAACTACATCTTCCGGGGGAGAATTCTTTTCAATGATCTTATCCATCTTCTTCTCCAATCGAATCATTAACTCCATTAATTCAGCTATCTGGTCACTTATATTCTTCATTACGTTCCTCATTATTCCACAACGTTTCCATTTCCTTGTCTTGATGCTCATCTACCTTTTCAATTAGGCTAATTCGTTTCTCTAAGAACTGTACCTTATTGTACATATCACTATGCGTCATCGCCATTGCTTCAATTAAATTAGTGAGGGCATCAACTTTCTTTTCTAAATCAATACTCATATCATATCTCCAAAGTTGTTATATAAACCTATAATGGTGCTCGTTAAGAATGCGAATTGGACTATTAAAAACGATCTCAAGTTCTTCTCATACCCCATTCTAATAAATGATAGGTTTGTTATTAGGAAGAAGAAGAAAGCTAAGGGGTTCCCAAATGATATTAAGAACGCGCCTACCAAACCAAACAATGAACCAATTAACTCGCTATCTATCCTCATACTAATATTATATACTAAACCAAGCCGGAAATCAAGTCCATAGCGAATTCCTCACTTCCATTAATCTAATTAGCATGTCTTCATCTTCTTTTAAGTTACTTGCTTCAATCTCATTAGCTGTATCTAACCAAATACGTCTGCGCTCAATCAGATCTGGTGTGTCTTTATCTTCCCTCATAAAGAACCCATCAGACTTACCATATATGTGTTCACTTAAAGACTGGTACTCACCCCATTCAACATGGGCGTCTTCTAATCTATAAGGCCTCTCATTAGTCCACCAGTTATATAATTCATATACCTCTCGAGCATTTTCAGATTGTGATTTATTACCGGACCAACCACCTTCTTCTAACCCCATCTCCCAAAGCAAATACGCAACACCTGCATCGGCACCTTTCTTAGCAACTGGATGTTCTGTAAGGAACATATACATATGACTCTTTTCTTTCTCAACAAAGTTCTTGAGCATATTAAAGTTTACGTGGAGCATCTTCTCGGATATATCAGAATATCCAGGCGCCATACCAGTCTTAATAATATGATAACGTCTAGTCGTTCTATACTCTACCCATTCTTTTGCTCTACGCAATGGCATTGACCAAGGCCAGATGAACATTGATTCGAACTCGTGATGTAAAAAGTATCTAATGGGGTTATTTGCCTTATGATATTTTCCAAAGTAGTTCCAGTCTTCACTTGAACGTGCTACGTCATGGGCCACACCCTTTCCGTCTAATGGTAATTCAAATAAGTTCTTCATAATATGTCCGTGAATGATGCATCATTGCTGAACATTATTTCTACTAGTTTTTCCCTAATCATTTCAGTTTCCTTCCCTGCGTTCTTATGTTTTAATTCATCTCTAAGAAACTCATCAAGTTCCCATATCACATTAAAATATGAACGGTATTTCAATGCCGCTACTGCCTCATGCTCTAATTCAAATTTCTGTTTAATTTCAATCACTTTCAATTAATTTCTCCACTATCTTAACTAAAGAAATATATTCTCCATCCACATCATTATTGTATTTCAAGTATTTGCCATCAGCAGTAATGCCAGCAATAACTCTAACTTTCTTTCCGACCACTTCACCAACTAACTTTTTAAGGTTCATTACATAATCTCCAATAGGTCAACACCATTATTTTCCATAATTTGATTTAGCCTAACCCTAACAACATCTAATAGATCTTCCTCAGATTCAGTTAAGTCAGTGCCATGTTTAATTTGAGAACGTAACCATTCATCCATTTCATATAGAGATGACCATTGCTTATTGAACTGTAATGCTCTAACTGCCTCGCCTTCTGTTTCAAACTCTTGAGTAATTTTAATCACAATTCAATCTCACATAATGTATTGCTCATTGAAATTAATGTATCACGTTCCTTTGAACCAATTTCGTGGTCTTCAACTGCATCTTCTAAAGCATTAACCAATGCATTGTATTCTGAAATGCGTTCAATCTTAATATTGATTGGTGCAAAAAACTCCCTTGTTACTTCCATTGGTCCACCTATTTTCATACCCACTCATCTCCTTGTACTGGCTTAATCCTAATAACCAAGTTCTCGTCATAAGGATACCAGCAATCATCTTTTTCTATATCAAGCCATTCGTGGTCTGCGTTTGTGCTTGTGTCAAACCATTGCAATACCGTACCACCCTCCAACCAAAGTTTACCGAAATTCTTCCATTCATCATAAGTGTTCGGTTGAGGCATAGTACCAACACCTGATTGGTCTTTACCGTGCAAAGCACCAACCAGCATCATAAGGGTATCGATACGATTCATTGTTTCAGTTTCATAATTCTCAACTTGAGAAATTCTTGCTCGCAGAGAAGCAACTTCAGTCATAATATCTGCATTTGTAATCGATTCACTCACCTTTCATCCCCCTTCTTATTAATCTATCTTTTTATGTCTTATTCTTCTGTTCATTATCTTCTTAATAAACTTACCAGTTCCTGCTTTCCATTTATGCATTCTATGCCACTTCTTACTGGTCCAATCTTTTATATAGTTTTTAGTTTTTAACATTTTCCAACCTCTCATCTTTAACGTAGCAATATATTACTCCCACAATTGCCATTGGTATCATTACCACAGCGAACATAAAACTTAGTGCTACGACGATGGCAACTATTACTGCTATCATTAATATTGCCAATACATCTTTTAAATCCTGCATCTAATTTTCCTTCATCCCCATTTTAAGGGCGTATATAAATCCAAAATGAAATAGCGCATTCCTATCATCATCACTTAATTCCCAGGTGCTAGCTTCTCCTTCGAACTCATTAGGGGTAAGTACCATAACTTTATCGGTCATCCGCATTTCATCAATAAGATACTGCAGCCCTTGCTTCATCAGCATAGTCAGAGTTTCATCATCTAGCTCCATAGTAACGCTTGAGGTGCTATTATGCACCTCATCATCAGGGAATTCATTAAGGCCTAACTTACCGAACTCTGAGGTTTCATCCTCTAGCTCTCGACCACACCAATTACATTCTTTATTATCTTCTACTTCCATTAGAGATCTCTCTACCTTACAATCATGCTTCCACATCGCCCGACTCCTTAATTTCCTGGGACAGGTCCCTTACTATATCTAAACCTGACTCGGCCATATGCCTAATTGTATATTGATCTTCCATTGCAGCATTCTGCTGTATTTGTGTTAATATAGTTTTAAGGGCATCACACTTAACCCTGCACTCATCGTTACTATGCATTATCATCCTCCATTAGTAATTGTCGCCTTGAAACTGAATACCCTTCTTGCTTGTTAGCTACTTCCTGGGCAGTCTCCTCATCATAATATTCGTATAGAACATTGCCACTCTCATCACATACATAATAAATGTATGACTGGGTAGCTTCATTAGTTACTAGCATTTAACAACCCTCCATGGTGTATGAGTTATCCCTTGCTTCGGAATATCCTGTTAGGTAATCCTGATACTCTGGAGTATCCTCGCGCATTACAATATTTGCTCCTTGCTCTCCATCACACCAGCCCGCGATGTAATATCTACTTTTAGTTTTTAAGTAGTTGTTCTTTTCTGATTTAGTTACAATATTCATATTATCTGCTCCTTGAAAAGTCTTGACTTGCAGTCTGCTTGGCCAGCCCTTGCTTCTTACGGGCATTAGCTATCATTTCGTATATATCTTTTCGAACCCACATCTTTGCTTGTTGTTTTGTTACTTTCTTCATACTATTAGCTCCTCTACTTTATTATTTAATATACCTATATTATATACTATATCCAGCTAAAGTGCAACTGGGCCCCCATGTTTATACCATGGTAAATAGTACGGACAATAAAAAAGGGCTTTTCAGCCCTCCTTTTTTAACTTATTGTGTTAACTTTAAAAAGCAACATTAAGCTCTGCAGTTAATACTCCGTTGGTAGCATCAGCTTTAGTGTATGAATAAGTCATTACACCTGCTTGAAGCTCACCCACGTATGTAGTAGCATCGTTTACATCATACATCTTACCTGTAACAGTACCGAATGTAGTAGGGATGGCAGCAATACCACCAACAATAGTATCACCATTGTTTACCCCTGAGATGTCACCGATAATACCGTCATCTTGAGTGATTACTGAAGTATCATTAACATCAATAACAACAGTAGTTAAATCTACACCACCAATTGTTCTGTTAAGGGTACCACCAATGTTAGTACCAACAGCAGTCTTTTGATACTCAGCAGTTACACTAAAACCAAAGAACTCAGCAATTGCCGAGATGAAGCGATCAGAAGCAGAAGCGTTCTGAACAGTAACATCAACGTTAGCAATCGAAGCAGCTACATCAACAGTAGCATTACCATCTCCCGATACCTGACCTAATGTAATTCCAAACTCATCAATACCGAATGCTACTTCCATTTGATTAGTTACAGAGCTTTCTGCCTGCATTAAGCCCAAGCCGTTTTGACCTTTGTAGCTTCCACCTTTAAAGTCAACACCAGTAGCCAATGTAGTTTCAATGTAAACTTGAGTTGCAGTTACAGCAGCACCGCCTGTTAGATCTTCTAAGGTAGCAGTTACAGTAGTATCCCCCGACTGACCTTTGATGGTTAAATCAAGATCTTGAGTGTAAGTAGCAGCCCCTGGGTTGCCATCCTGCAACGTGCCTTCATATGTACCAGTAATACCTACTGTTGCCATTGAAGCCGAAGCCATTGTTGCCGCAAATAATGCGATTAAATTTCTATCCATCTTTCCTTTCTCCTTTATGTCCTTCTTAAAATAGGCGAAGATCTAAGCCCGTGTGTTACATATCTGATTTATATATACAGGTCCCCTGCAATCAATACAGATACATCTCTTTGTATTATATATATATGATAATATTTTCGAACCAACCAGCCCAAGCAGGTCCCATAAAATTAGGACTGTAACTAATCATCTTCTACTCCATCTGTTTCATACTTATATTTATAAGTCATACATAAAAAACCCCAACCGAAGTCAGGGTTTTTAGGTATATCTAAAGTTGAACTTTAGTATCACCTAGAACTCACACTGTATCTTCCGCATATTCAGAATTTACAACTTTCCCCTCAACGGTTCTTTTATGTGCATAGTATAGAGGCAGCCCAGTTAAAACTAATCCACCAACT